ATATCCATCGCGCCGGCATCGAGCGCAGGCCCACCGCGCTGTTTGCGCCCGTCAGCACCAGTTGCCCGCCGGGGAACCGCTTGGCCATGATCGTGTTGCCGCTGTCCTTGGAGCGCGCGGGTGAAATGCGCTCGCGCAGCGCCGGGCTTTCCTCGATCAGCGGCGCGATCCGCTGCTGGCTGAGGCGCTTGGCGGTTTCGACCGTCGGCTGCACCAGCAGGAACGGCCCCGGGGCGTGGTGGATGCAGTATCCCAGCCAGTTGTTACCGGCCTCGGTCGCCCCGATCTGGGCGGCCTTCATGAACACGATGCGCCGGGCAGGATCGCTGGGGCTGAGCGCATCCATGATCTCGCGCAAATACGGCGTGCGTGCGGTGCGGTATGGCCCGGCTTCCGAGGCCGCCCGTGAGGACAGGATCCGGTGCCGATCCGCCCACTGCGAAACCGTCAGCGCCGGATCCGGGGCGAGGCCGGCCAGCCAGGCGCGGTGGATATCGTCGGCGCCGTCGAAATCAGCGTGGGGCATATCCGGTTTTTCCTGCGGAATTGTATGAGGTCTGACTACTGAGCCGATCTTCCTCACTAGTGAGCCTGGTCGCCTCAGCAGTTTCCGGTTTCCACTTGTCAGCGCAGTTCAATCTCAATCTCCGCCAGTTCCGCGAGGTGCATGCGCAGGTGTTTGTCCAGCACCTGTTCCATCGCGTGCGCATCCACACCGAGTTCGGCCGCCATGTCGGCCGCCACCCGTGGCGGCCAGTTCTGCCAGGCGTCGCGCTCGCGCCGGGCAAGGTCAAACACCATGGTCGTGGCCTTCTCGCGATCCACCAGCTCGCCCTTCATCTTTGCGAGCTTCACCTTGGCGGTCTGCGCCTTGATGACTTCGTTGGCGAGGCGGGCGCGCAGATAAGAAACCTCGCCGCCCCCGCCGCCGACGTCTCCTGCGCCGGCTTCGCGCAGCGTTTCGTCCATGGAGCGGATCGCCGCCTTTGGCACCGGCTTGGTCTTGACCCGCGTCCTTGCGCCCAGCGCCTTGCTCCCTCGCTGCTTGGCCGGGTCGGTCTGGCTGTCCCACTGCCGGTCGGCCTTGGCCGGATCGATGGTGCCGTCGGGCTCGGTCGTGATGCGCCCTGCATCGATGGCTTTCCTGACCGCCGTGTGGCTCACCCCACGGTGGCGGGCGTATGCGCGGATTGAAATGCCCATCAGGCGCTAGTCCTCCGTGATCCGATCATGATCGCAAGGCCCTCGATAAAGCCCTGATATTGCTCCGATTATACTGGATAAGCGGCCCCGCCAGAGCGAACGTAATCGCACGAAAACGACGCAACTGACGGAGACCACGATGACCTTCACCGAAGCCCTCGCAAACCCGGAAACCCGCCGCATGATCGACGCGATCGAGGACATTCGCGCCTCGCTCGACGGCCGGGAAGACGACACCATCCTCCTCGAGGCGCTCGAAAACGCCTACGCCGACTTCGAACGCAAGACCGGCCTCGACCTTCGCGATTGCCGCTGAAAGGAACCAACAATGACCCGCTTGAACCCGCAAACTACGCCCCGCCAAGAACTCCGCGCCGAAAAGGCGCGGAGGAACCACGAAGCCGCGCTAGCCGCCTTTACAGCAAAAAAAGCCGAGATCGACGAGATGCTCGCCCGCCTTCAGGCGCTAAGCGACGACCACTTCGGATTTGATCCCGAAGCGGTCAACTGGGGCAGCGTCGGATCGGTAGAACTCATCGCCAAGGATCTCAAGGCGATCACCGACTTCCTGTTCGGGACCGGCGAATACGCAGAATGATGGAGGCCACCATGACGCCGATCTACCGTGATATCCTCGGCATGCTCGCCATCGCCTACGCCACCTTTCACTACGGCTACGTCTGGCCGCAGACGATTACTTTCCTCCTCGGACTGAGGTGAGCCATGAACGCTTTCGACCACTTCCAGATCGCCACGACGTTCATCGCGGAAGGCCGACGCCCGGAGGCGCGGCGGGAGATCGTCGCAGCCATAAACTGGATCGACCGCACAGGACGCGACAGGCATATCCGCGCCGATCTTGTCGACCTGCTTGCGGGCCTCGACCTCTGGCGCAACGACGACGGCACATGGAGCCACCACCGAGACGCCCAGCGCCGTTGGCTGAGCCGAGACGACGCGGCCACCGATCTCAGATTTCACCGCGAATGGAGCAAATCCAAATGACCATTTACGACCGCACCAACATACACCCGAACTATCGCAGTATCGGGCTTCACCACATCAAGCAGCTTCGTCGGATGATCCGCGAAAACCGCTATGTGCCCGACGCGAAAGGCGCGATCAAGCGAGCCCAACTGGACCTCCTGTCCAAGCGGCGCGCACTGACCGAAGCCAATGCGGAGGTCGCACAATGATCAAACTTTCCGACACCCAGCTGGTTCTTCTCGGAGCCGCCGCTCAGCGCGACGACCGCAACGTCCTGCCTCTGCCCGGATCCCTGCGGGGCGGGGCCGCGAAGAAGGTGGTGGGCGCGTTGCTCCGGCGCGGCTTCATCGCCGAGACCGTCACCGACAGGATTACCAAGGCCGATCCCGCCTTGAATCGTATCTGGCGAAACGACGAGGAAGGGCGCGCCATCCTGCTGCACATCACCGCCGCCGGCCTTGACGCCCTCGGGATCGAGGCCGACAGCGCGCCACAGTCGCCCGACGAGGCCGATGGTGAGGCCGCCGGGGGCACCCATCCCACTGCCGCACCGGGTGCGCCCGTGCGCCGCGCTCCACGCGCGGGAACAAAGCTCGCCATGCTAGTAGACATGCTGCGCGCCGATGGTGGCGCGACCTGCGACGAACTGGCGGCCGCCCTCGAATGGCGACGGCACACCGTCCGTGGTGCCCTCGCGGGCGCCGTCCGCAAGCGGCTGGGCCTGAATGTGACCGCCCGAGAGGTGGACGGGCGCGGCCGGGTTTACTCGATCAAGTAGCTACGCCGCCTCGCGCTCGTCCGCGATCTCGTCAAACGAACGGCCATCCCCTTCAAGGGTGGCCGTTTCGCCTGTCAGCTGCTGCCAGCGCTCCACCGCCACGTCGACGTATGCCGGGTTCAGCTCGATGCCCAAACAGACCCGCCCGGTCGTTTCCGCCGCAATCAGCGTGGTGCCCGAGCCCATGAACGGCTCGTAGACCGCCTGACCGGGGCTCGAATTGTTCAGGATCGGCCTGCGCATGCATTCGACCGGCTTCTGGGTGCCGTGGACGGTTTCCGCGTCCTGATCCTTGTTGGCGATCTGCCACAGCGTCGTCTGCTTGCGATCCCCGGCCCAGTGGCCCTTGCCGGTTTTCTTCACCGCATACCAGCACGGCTCGTGTTGCCAGTGATAATCTCCCCGGCTCAACACGAGCCGGTCCTTGGCCCAGATGATCTGCGAGCGGATGGTGAACCCGCTGGCGATCAGGCTTTCTGCGACGGTGGTGGCATGCAGTGCCCCGTGCCAGACATAGGCCACATCGCCAGGGAACAGCGCCCAGGCCTCGCGCCAGTCGGCGCGGTCGTCGTTCAACACCTTGCCGGTGCGTCTGGTTTTCGCGGCCCCGGCCTGGTTGCGCCAGCTTGGGTCGTATTCGACCCCATAGGGCGGATCGGTGACCATCAGCAGGGGTTTCACCGTTCCGAGCACCCGCTCCACATCGGTTACCACCGTGCTGTCACCGCAGAGCAGGCGATGATTGCCGAGGATCCACAGATCGCCCGAGCGGCTGACCGGATCCTCCGGTGGCTTGGGCACCTCGTCCTCACCCTCCACCTCGCCCAGCGCCTCGGCCTCGAGATCGCCCAGCAGGTCATCCAGTTCTGCGTCTGAGAACCCGACCAGGTCGAGGTCGAATTCCATTTCCTGCAGGGCAGCCAGTTCAGCGCGCAGCAGTTCTTCGTCCCAGCCGGCATTCTCGGCGATCTTGTTGTCGGCGATGACCAGGGCCCGGCGCTGCGCCTCAGACAGGTGGTCCAGCGTGATAACCGGCACCTTGTCCAGGCCCAGCCTCTCGGCGGCCTGCAGCCGACCATGGCCTGCGATGATCACCCCGTCGCTGCCCGCGAGAATCGGGTTGGTAAAGCCGAATTCCTCGATCGAGGCTGCGATCTGGGCGATCTGGTCGTCCGTGTGCGTACGAGCGTTCGCGGCATAAGGCGCGAGCTCGCCCACCGGCGTCATCGTGATCTTCAAGAGGGATCCTCATCAAGAGGCCCGCCGGGGTGCGCTTGGCTCGCAGAGAGCTTGCCAGAGGCGTGGCGGGCACGTTCGGAAACCAGCACCCGCGTTGTCGGTGCCGGGAAGATGGTTGCGCGGGCCGGATTCGAACCGGCGACCCCCTGGGTATGAACCAGGCGAGCTGACCTCTGCTCTACCGCGTGTCAATGAATTGGGTGGCCTGGCACCATGATGATCATGGCCGCCCATGCTCACGCATCATGTCGAGCATGGCCGATATGGCTGAAATTCCCCGTATATGGCGAACGCGTGCGGAACATTGTTCCCCTTCGCGGCGACCTGCGCCATTACCCGCCATGACGATCATGCTGCCGCCACCATGTTGAGCATGGCCGACATGCTGCCCGGTGCCGCAGCTTCCGTTCCGCCGGGCGCGAAACCTCATGACCGATCAGCGGCGTTCGTTCCGGCGCGATGCCGGGCGAGGCTCAGTCTCGTTGTGAAACACCTGAAAGGCCGAGACGAGCTGACCTCGTATTGGGCGCCGCCAGGGGGTGGAAACCGGAAACCCAAAAGCGGAAACCCAAAAAAAATCCTTTGTCGCTAGAGACTT